CGCAGCCCGTGCGGATTTCAAAACAGTGTGTGCTGCGGAACATGATGCCGTCCATATGGCTGCGCAGACTTTTGTACAGGTTTACTGCCCGCAAAAGGTCTGTGTTGTTCACCGGCACGGCGAGGGTCGATGCGTCCAGTACAATGCGGAATGTGTAGGGGTTGCCGCCCTCCACATAGTCGAACCATTCTTCCACGATGCTCTTGGGGTACACCGATTGAATTGCCGCCTCAACAGCGCCCTTGGTGCCAAGATGACGGTGGATATAGAAGCTGGATTTCAGCAGTGCCCGCTTCGTTTCCAGCGGGTAGTCATAGCCGTACCAGTCCACCTTGAAATCGTAGGCCAGAATGTCCAGCAGTGCTTCATCCAGTTCGTCAATGCGGGGATAGATGGCTGCTTTCTCAATCTCGCTCATGCGGTCCGAAAGTTCTTCGGCTACAACCTGTCCCAGCGCTATCATGCGACTGTCATTGCGCAGTACGGGCGGCAGCGCCCGCAGGAACTCCTCGGCGGTGGGGGTATTACTCATCTTCATACCCTCCGCTCGTCACGGTGCGGCCACGCAGCTTACCAACCTGCGGCACGGTATCCGTCAGGCCGGCCAGCGCCACACGCCCGCTGGCATCGGTAGCCACATTGCCGCTGCGCAGCTCTGTGTAGACAGGGCTGCGGATAACAACGCGCTTTACACCGTTCACCATCATACGGCGGGTCAGTTCGCTGGGGTTGATGTCCCGGCCCAGCTTGCCGGCCTGCCATTTCACATAGGCATCCACGGCGGCGTTGACCTCGCTCTGCACATCAGCGGCAGACGGGCCGCCGCGGTTCAGATAGTAGGTCGCGTCAATATCGTACTCCACCGTTTCGGGGTCTTCCACCAGTACATGGTCGGTCAGCGGGCGGGTTTCATCGGCGTTGCAGGCAGCCAGCACGGCATTCTTTACTTCCTGCCCGGCAATCGTGCCGTCTTCCATCAGAACATAGATGCGCACCTCGCCGGGGGTCGGGCTGTTGGGCAGCACATCGGAAATGTCATTGCTCACGGCTTTAGCCTTGGCAATGTAGCCGCCTTTCGGCCCGGCAGTGGAATAGTTGTCCTCACTCTGGCGCAGCTGCTCGTAGAACTCGTCATCGGTGGGGGCATCGCTGCCGCCGCCGCTCTCAGTCAGGTTGGTGCAGCTGGTGTAGTAGTCGAACACATCCACAATGGTGGCGATCTGGCCTGCAAGGTAGCCGTTTCCCGCTGTGCCAGCAGTCATGCACTCGGCTGTCACATCGCCGTGGGTCTGCCCGACTGCAATGTAGCGGTCCTCCACGGTAGCCCAGAACACATGCCGCTGCTGCTGTAGGTGAAATAGAACTTCATCAAAACACTCCTTGTCAGTCGCAAAACGGTTCGCAGACTTTGAACTCGAAACCGCCATCAATCTCTCTGATGGCGTAGTAACCAGCAAAGTAATAGCCGGGATCGCTGAAATGGGGCGCTCCATAGGCGATGTTTGCTCTCCATTCTGCGTGAATCGGAAGAACCTTTCCGTAATAGAGCTTTTCAAAGCACCATTTGACGACTTCATCCTGCGGCAGATTCGTCTGGACATTCCAGATGCGGAAAAAATCGCCATACGGCTTATATTGTCCGCAGTGGGTTTGTTTTGCTTCAATCATTTTGTACCTCTCATTCTCCGAAGCATTCGGTGACTTCCCACGCATTGCGGGTCGTCATGCACTGGTCGCAGCCAACGATCTCGTTGTCGGCGCTGATGTAGATGGTTTCGCAGGTCTGCTCGCAGATCGGGCAGACCGGGTAGGTTGGGTCTTTGCCGTCACGGTATCCCGTGTTCCGCAGGTTGCGGATGTGGGCGGCATCGGGCAGATCACTCACGGCGGCCACGCTCCTTATCGTCCAGCTTGAACCAGATTCCAAGGCAGGTATTTACGCCCAGCAGACAGCTGATGAACAGGATCACGCCGTTCAGCAAGGGCATATCACCATCGGCCACGGAAACCACGGCCATCAGCACCACCAGCATCAGCGCAAGGCAGACAAGCTGCATTGCCTTTTTCAGCAAGCGAATCATGCTTCACCCTCCCATCTGCACCGGCCCGGCAGCGTTGCCATGATGACATCTCCCAGAACATGGGCAATGTCATCGGGCAGGCCCAGTTCCGGGCCGTAGGCGCTGGTCAGAACTACAGTGCCGAAAATCTTTGTGCAGGCCAGAAAGCTGGCAACCTCGTTGACAACGGGCCTCGGCCATTGCAGGCGGGCATCCTCGTCCACCATCAGCAGGTAGTGGCCCTCGATGTTGCGGACGGGAACAGTCTCCACATAGCCGCCGACAACTTTCTGCACATCCTCCAGCGCCGGTGCGGTAAAGGTCTGCACCCGCATATCGCCGTTGGTGGCAATTACAAGTCCTCGCATCATTTTCTATCCTCCTCTCAAATCAAACCGCGCTTGCGGAGTTCGGCCTTGCGGGCTTCCAGCTTTTCGCGGCCACCGGGCTGTTCAATGAACCAGTGGTAAAATTCCAGCGTTGCCGCCGCAAGGCGTTCAGCCTTTTCGTCTGATAAATTGAATGGGTGCTTTTGCTTTGTCTCTTGCGGGGGCATCTCTGTTCCTCCTTGTGTTTTGCGGCTATTTCCCGCTATCCTCTGACGCTTCATCCTCCGAGGGGATAACGAACGGTTTTTGCCCAGTGACCTGAAGCAGTGCTCTCGGATAATCCGGGTCGTAGTCGAAAATGATCTTGACTTTTTTGCTTTTGTCGAGATAAGGAATCAATTCCGGCAAAAAAGCAAGTCTTTCAAAGGCATCGTCTTTTTCCCAATTACCGACTGCAATGCCTTTGTCGGGGGTATCTTCTGGGTAGCCGTAGTGCCGGAAAATTTCTTCTCTCGGCGGGCAAGGTGTTTTAGGTTGATTTTCCATGTGTTTTACCTCTTTTCGGTTTCAGCGTCAGCCAAAGACTTTTTGCTGAAAGGTAAATGATTTTCTTCCAGCTTTGCTGTTCCACCAGCGCCCGCGTGCCCTCAAAAGGCGGCGGGCGTTTTCCTTTGCGCTTGGCATCAGCTATGATGCACTTGGCAATGATGTTGCTGATAAAGCGTTTCGTATTGGTTCGCCTCTTTTTTACGATTTGTTCAGTTCTACTGAACTTCCAGAGCAAAAAAATAAGCCGGGATGTCGATATGCTGGATGCCTAACAGGTCGCAGGCTTTCACCATTTCATCCTGTCGCCAGTCCACTTTCCCATTGAGTTTGAGGGAGCAAGTGCGCTCCGACCAATTCATTTGCTGGGCAAAAACCGCACGAGTACCGAAAACCTCCACGATTTTGCCAATCAGCTTGTTGTAGTTTCTCGGCATATAGTAAACCTCCTCGTATTATAAAGTAGTAGTTATTAGAGTCCCTCTCCAAGGACAAAATGCTACAATAGACAAGGTGCTGTGGATTGGTTTAAACCTCCTACCGCAAGACGGTTTCGGAAAGGCTCCAACCACGGCTCTTTGTTTTTAGTGTTAATCAGTTAGATACCGCCAGACGGTTTATATAGAACGAGGTTACATAGCAAAGAGGTGTGGCTCTAAGCAGCACTGTAAAATAAAACGCCGGAGGTAAAAAGAAATGATTTTTGTTGGTATCGATGTTGCAAAGGACAAGCACGATTGCTTTATCCTCAACTCGGAAGGAACGGTCTTGGCAGATGTATTTACCATTGCCAATAACCGCATCGGTTTTGAGACGCTTCTTTCAAGAATCCAAAGCTGTTCCCAAGGTGAAAGCAAAATAAAAGTAGGGCTTGAAGCCACAGGACATTACAGCTACAATCTGCTGGGGTTTCTTTTAGACAGCGGCCTGGCAACCTATGTCATTAACCCTCTGCACACGAACCTCTACCGGAAAAGTCTCAGCCTGCGAAGAACCAAAACAGATCGGATAGACGCGCGTACCATTGCAATGATGCTCATGTCTGATGTGGACCTCAAGTCCTACTCAAATACAGCATACCACAATGAAGAGCTAAAGTCACTAACCAGATACAGATTTGATAAGGTAAAAGAGCGCGCCAAGCTGAAAAGCTCCGTTGCGCGGTTAGTGAATATTCTGTTTCCGGAGCTCGAAAAGCTGGTCTCAAGCCTGCACATCGCTGTTGTATACGCACTGCTGAGCAACTATCCGGGTGCAAGCTATATCGCAAACGCCAATACTGAAGAACTCGCTGAGACTCTTTGCACCGCCTCTAAAGGTCGTTATACCAAGTCTAAAACCGCGGAAATCCAAGTAGCCGCAGGGGTCTCCATTGGCTCGAAAATGCCTGCTAAGTCTATGGAGTTGAAACACACGATTGCTCTCATCCGCGAGCTGGACAAAGAAATTTCTGAGGTAGAATCCGCAATTGACAAGATTACATCTCAGATGGATTCTCCCATCTTTACAATCCCCGGTATTGGCCGACATATGGGTGCAATGATTCTTGCTGAAGTTGGAGATTTTTCCAACTTTGCAAGCGCAGACAAGCTGCTGGCTTATGCTGGACTCTCTCCATCTACATATCAGTCAGGGCAACTGCAAAACTGTTATGCTCACATGGAAAAGCGTGGCTCCAGATATTTGCGATATGCTCTTTTCAATGCCGCCAAATATGTTTGCCTTTGGTGTCCTACATTCTCGGCCTATCTTGAAAAGAAGCGTTCTGAGGGAAAGCATTACAATGTTGCCATCTCTCATGCTGCTAAAAAGCTGGTAAGGCTTATTTTTGCTATGCAGCGTTCTGGGAAAGCCTTCTTAGCTGATTATTAAGCGTGCGATTTTATACGGAGCGAGTATCCGACAACGGATGCTCTTGTTTGCTATACCAATTTTCACCACCTTAAAATTTCTCTCGAAAATTTTGTTTTGGGGCTTGACTTTTAATAGTTAGTCTTTCGCTTGAAGTTTTGTTCAGTTTTTCTGAACTGTAACCAAAATACCACAGGGCAATCGCCATGTCAATAGGAAAATTCATTTTTTCTGAATTTTTTGTGCGCGTGTCTTGAACTTAAATTCAAAATATGCTATGATATGGAATATCAGGAGGGTCACATAATATGAAAACTTCTACTACCGCTGAACGTCTCCAGCAAATCATGGACGAAAGGAATCTGAAACAGGTTGATGTGCTGGCTCTCGCGCAGCCTTACTGCAAGAAGTATGGTGTCTCGCTTGGCAAGACTGCTCTAAGCCAATATATAACGGGAAAGTTTCAGCCTGGGCAGGATCGCCTACAAATTCTTGGTCTTGCACTGAATGTCTCCGAGGCTTGGCTCATGGGTTTCGATGTTCCCAGAGAAAAGCAAAGTGCGCCCACCGATGAAAAGAGCGGTGAGCGCACAGAGGAATATATCGAGTTGTTCAATCAGTTAAACGCGGAACAGCAGTCTTTTATCATTCACGCGATAAAAGGTCTTTTATCTGAGCAATGACAGTGTTCTTGCCATTATCGGATAATTGCATAAAGAGTTCAACCGCAAGCATGACTTTAAGTTCTTCGGCCGGCTTGCTGGTTTCTATGTGCAAGTCCATTTCGCAGGCTCCTTTCTGATAGAATCTGCCGGCACAATGGCATTATAGCACAGGGACACTCTTTTTGCATGAAAATGCAAGATTATAGCAAAAAGGCGTTAAAATACTCATAGGAGGTTTCATCATGGCGGAAAATAGCTTCCAAATTTGGGATGATGCAATCCACACGGCCCCGGACCAGGTTAAGCGTATTGCTTCTGCAAAAAAGGCTGCAACCTCTCCGAGCAGCATTGACAGAGAAAGCAAAACGGGAGTATTTGAAGGATCTGGAAAAGAACCTTATCATGTCACGCTTGAATCCTGTACTTGCGGTGATTTTAGGCGTAGAAAGCTGCCTTGCAAACACATGTACCGTTTGGCCATGGAATTGGGCGAGTTTGACGGTGATTTTGCAAAGGGCACAAACAAGAACGTAGTATCGCACGGCCAGATAAAATTTGAAGAAGCTGTTGATGAAATTGAAAAACTGCCAGAAGCAGCACAAAGAGATCTCCAACGTGTTTTTTTCTGGAATCCAAACCCGGAGTATATGCACATTCGCGAAGTTGACGATGTATCGAAAGCCCTTGAGACCTGCCCCATTGTTGAAGTTAAAGAGGCCTCGCTCACTGAACGTCTAAAGCTGATGAAAAAGACAGATATCATCCACGCACTAAAGGAAATGTCTGTTGAGTATCCGAAGCTACCGAAAGAAGAACTTATTCAATGGTGCGTTGAGAATGCTCCATCCATTGCTGCTTATGCTCCAAAGCGGTGCATAGTTGCACCGGCTTTCTGCGTTTCAAAGTTGTATCGCTCTATCTACACCTATTTAGCCAGAAAATTCGATTGGAATAATAGTTATGATATTTTCCGTGACAAAGAGGGCGTATTCGTTATTCCATACGGAGCGCAGCAGGTAAAACAGCCCGATGGGCAATATGTTTATGATTTTCCGAACGATGAAGTAACCGATATGCTGAATAAGCATCATTGCAATAGATGTGCTGGCGGTTATGTTACAAAGGCGCGCGAGTAAGCCCGAAAGGAGCGTGACGGCATGAAAAAGCGAATCAACACTAATTCCGCAGCCCGTGCCGTCATCTATGCCCGGTATTCCAGTGCCAACCAGCGCGATTGCTCCATCGAGCAGCAGGTGGAAAAGTGCCGGGAACTGGCCGCCCGTGAGGGCGTGACCGTCATTGAAATATATGCTGACCGCGCCATCAGCGGCAAAACGGACCGCCGCCCGAATTTCCAGCGGATGATGAAAGATGCCAGTCTGCGGCAGTTTGATGTAGTCCTTGCATGGAAGTCCAACCGCATGGGCCGGAATATGCTGCAAGCCATGATGAACGAGGAGCAGCTGCGCAGTAATGGTATCCGCACCATCTACGCCGAGGAAGATTTTGACGACACTGCCGCCGGGCGCTTTGCCCTGCGGAACATGATGAATGTCAATCAGTTCTATTCAGAGAACATGGCCGAGGACATCTCGCGCGGCCTGATGGACAACGCCAGTAAGTGCATGTCCAACGGCAGCCTGCCGCTTGGCTACAAGACCGGCAAAGATCAAAAGGTCGTGCTGGATGAAGCAGAGGCAGCCATCGTGCAAGAAATCTTTACCCGGGTGTCGTGCTATGAGCCGTTCATCGACATAGCCCGCGATCTGAACCGCCGGGGCATCAAGACCAAGAAAGGGGCAGAGTGGGGGCGCAGCAGCTTTCACACGATCTGCCGCAATGAGCGGTACAGGGGTATCTACATTTACCGTGATATCCGCGTTGAGGGCGGTATGCCGCGTATCGTATCGGACGAGCTTTTTTACAAAGTGCAGGAGGTATTGAAAGTGAAGAAGAATCCGCAGGGTCGCCGTAAGCGCAGCGGCTATGAAGAATACCTGCTGACCGGGAAGCTGTACTGCGGCCACTGCGGCAGCCCCATGACGGGCATTGCTGGCACCAGCAAGACCGGGGCCATGCACTATTACTACACCTGCCAGAAGCGCCGCACTGACCACAGCTGCGATAAGAAGGCCGTCCGCCGCGACCAGATTGAAAAGGCCGTGGCTATCGCTATCCAGCAGCAGCTGCTCACCGATGAAAACATCCAGATGATGGCGGATGAAACGATGGCCTATAACGCCCGCACGGAAATCAAATACCGCTTGCAAAGCTTGCAGCAGCAGCTTTATTCCAACGAGACCTCAACTGCCAACATTATGAAGGCGATTGAAATGGGCATCATCACAGACACTACGAAAGCCCGCTTGCTGGCGCTGGAGCAGGAGCACGGCCAGCTGCTTGCTAAAATCGACACGGCCAAGGCCGAGATGGTTCCCATCAACCGGGAGGATTTCGTCAGCCTGCTGGACATTTACCGCACGGGCGATGTGAACAACAAAAAGTATCTGGCCGCCCTGTTCGATACATTCCTTGTCCGGGTTGACCTTTATGACGACCACTTCAAGATCACCTTCGACCCGACAGGCGGAAAAATGCCGGTAGATATTCCCATCGGCGCGGAAGATTCTCCCGAAAGTCCGGGGGATTCTCCCGAATCCTCGGATTTTGAGGCATCTCCACAGGATGCAGAAAAGTTCGTTTTAGCTCTCCACAACCGCACCAAAATCCTCGAACGTTTGTTCGGGAATTTTTTGTTTTAGTGATTTGTTTGTGATGACAAGCATCGTCCCCCGCGGCGCTGGCGGTTCGCGCTTTTCTGCTATAGATACAGCAACAGCCCCGGTCCTGCACTGGAACCGGGGCTGTACGATTTTACATCCGCTTTACGCCATGAAATCCGGCAGGGGCTTGCCCTCCTTCAGCCATTGGTGATACTCGGCGGTAGCGGCAAACTCAACGTCGCCAGCGGAGTTCAGCGCCGTCTCGACCGAATCCTGGATGACACCAATGATAAAGCCGACACCAACGACCTGCATCGCAATGTCATTGGAGATGCCGAACAGCGAGCAGGCCATAGGGATCAGCAGCAGCGAACCTCCCGCAACGCCGGAGGCACCGCACGCGCCCAGTGCCGACATGATGGACAGCAGGATGGCGGCGGGCAAAGAGACCTCCATGCCCAGCGTGTTGGCCGCAGCCAGCGTCATGATCGTGATGCGCCGTCCATGTTGATAGTCGCACCAAGCGGAATAGAGACGGAGTAGATGTCCTTATCCAAGCCGAGCTTCTCACACAGAGACATATTGACCGGGATGTTGGCCGCGGAACTGCGGGTAAAAAAGGCGGTCAGGCCGCTCTCACGCAGACAGCGAAGCACCAGCGGGTACGGGTTGCGGTGCAGATAGATGAAGATGATCAGCGGATTGATGACCAGCGCCATCAGCAGCATAGTGCCGACCAGCAAAAGCAGCAGGCGGCCATACTGGGTGAAGATAGACAGGCCGTTGTCCGACACATTGGCGAAAACCAGTCCCATGATGCCGAACGGTGCCAGGTTGATGATCCAGCGCACGATGGTGGAGACCGCGTCCGCAGTGTTGACCATAAAGTTCTTAGTCGTGTCACTTCCCAGGCGCTTCATCGCCAGGCCGAACAGACAGGCCCACATCAGGATGCCGATGTAGTTGCCGTTCATGATCGACGCCACCGGGTTGGAAACAATGTTGGCCAGCAGTGTGTGCATGACGTCACCCAGACCCTGCGGCACAACGTCCGCTGTGGCGGCCTCGGCCAGAACCAGCGTCTGCGGGAACAGCTTGCTGGTCAACACGCTCAGCGCCGCGGCCACAAAGGTCGTCAGCATATACAGCCAGACAACGGTGCCGAAGCGGCGGTCCAGCTTGGATGAACCCTGTGCCAGTGCGCTGGCAACGATGACGAAAACCAGCACCGGGGCAATGCCCTTCAACGCGCCAACAAACAGGCTGCCGAATTCTTCCAGCCATACGGCACCGGGGCAGATCAGTGCCAGCGCCGCGCCGATAAGCAGACCGATGGCAATACGCAGGATCAAGCTGGTCTCGTTGTACTTGGCGGCCAGCGACTTGACCGCCTTGGTGAATTGATTCATGTGAAGCTCTTCTTCCTTATTATAATAGTCGGGCACGTTCTGCAGGGTGTGTGCCGTTTGCAGCCGCCCGCACAGGCGGCTCGCGTGACAATCCACATTATAGCGCATCCCGTGCAGATTGCAAGAGAAGTACAGCTGTAGTACCATCAAAAACAGTCAATTCTGGTCGGTGTAACGCGGGAAAAAATTGCAAAAAATGTTTTCACGTGCGGGATAGGTGTATTTGTATCGCGCACATTTTGCAGCTGCATAGGCCATCACGCCTACAGCACCGCAGGGGTCAATGCTCGCCAGCGACCCGGGACGTTTGCAGTAATGGCAAGGCTCCGCGGGCGGATACGGAATCCGCCCCTACGGTGCAGGGGGTCAATGCTTGTCATCCCAAACAAATCACTAAAACAAAAAATCCCCGAACAAACGTTCGAGGATTTTGGTGCGGATGAAGGGATTTGAACCCACACTCTTTTAAGGGAACTAGAACCTGAATCTAGCGCGTCTGCCAGTTCCGCCACATCCGCATATTCTTTTCGCCGTGGGCCGTGGCCCTGACGACGTATATTATTATAGCCAAACCGCAAACAAATGTCAAGCGTTTTCCGCAAAAAATGCCAAACTTTTTTATATTTTTGTGAACATGAGTAAAAACTGCGCAAAAACGTCAAAACGCGCCGCGCCAAAACTTGCATTTGCGCCATAAGCTGGTATAATAAAAGCATATAGTAAAAGCATGCAACCGTGAGCAAAACGCATGTTTTACAAAATCAAAATGCAGTATATAGATGAAAAAACAAGCCGAACACAACTATATGCTGCACGCCCTCGAGAACCAATCGGAGCTTTGCCCATCCCTAAAGCATGAATTATGGAGGTGACCCACTATGTGGACACGCGAACTTTTAAAAACCAACGCCAAGCAGGCCCTGCGGGGACGCTACTGGCGTTCCTTCTGGATCTGTCTGGTGCTCAGCTTTGTAGGGCTGGGCGGGGCAGGGGCCAACAGCGGCAATGCGGCGCGGCAGGCTGTCAGCACCGTTACGGACGACACGACGGCCTATGACATCGTCAACAGTATCCCCGACAGTATGCTGGGGGCGATCCTCGTCGGTATGCTCATCGGCTCTATTGCCGCGCTTTGCTGGGCGCTCTTTGTCGTCTACCCGCTCAACGTCGGCCGCTGCCGCTATTTTATGGAGAGCCGCCAGTCCCTGACGCCCGTCTCCACCGTCGTCAGCACCTTCCGCCGCCCCTACGGCAACCCCATCGTGGTGCAGTTGCTTACCGACCTGAAAATCGCGCTGGGCTTCCTGTTGCTCATTGTGCCGGGCATTTACTGGGAGTATTGCTATGCGCTGGTGCCCTACCTGCTGGCCGAAAACCCCTATATGTCTGCAACCCGCGCTATGGAACTGAGCAAGGAGATGATGGAGGGCGAGAAGTGGAACTTCTTCATCCTCAAGCTGTCCTTCTTTGGCTGGCTGCTGCTCTGCGTGTTCACCTTCGGCATCGGCGGCTTCTTTTTGGAACCGTACATGCAGGCGACCTACGCGGAATTTTATGCCGCCATGCGCAGCAAGGCACTGGCCATGGGCATGACGACTACCGACGAGCTCGGCGGCTTTGTGCGGCATGATACCTACCCCAACGGCATGGACTTCTGATTCAGAATAAACCCGCGAAACGCCGCGGAAACGGGAGCTGCTCCTGTTTCCGCGGCGTTTTTTGGCAAAGCCCCGCGCACGATTTCACACTTCTTCAAACCATTGTCGCAAAATTATCACAATTTATCACTATAATAAAAGACATTATGAAATGAAAAGGGGAGTGCGCACTTTGATCGAAGTAGAGCATCTGACAAAGCGCTACGGCAGCCACACCGCGGTGGACGACATTAGCTTCACCGTGGCGGATGGCGGCATCTACGGCCTGCTCGGCCCCAACGGCGCGGGCAAATCGACCACCATGAAC